TAAACCAGAATGAACATAAGTAACTGCATCTTTTGAAATTCTTGCAGCACCACCAATTGCATTTTTAAAATTACTAGTCGATTGACCAGCGCCAGTTCCTCTAATATTTGGATCATACTCATAAAACTCTTCAACTTCTGGAGTTGACATATTGCCATTTGGAGATTTTCCACCAGTAACTGAAAAGGATGGATTTAATACATGTTTGCCATCCTTTTTAATTTTCCTGACAAGTTTAATTTTCATGGGATCAATATATCTTACTTCTTTGATCCCTTCTTCTGGTTTTTCTAAATCTATAACTTTATGATAATAAATTCTGCCATCAACATACCAATTTCTTAGAATTTCGTGACATCTTTTATCAAAATCTAAAAGTTCTTTAATGTACTTAAATTCTTGTCTAATTATATCTTTAAGTCTATCGGAAGCTGGAACATTCTGAAGATCGATTTGGACTGGTGAATCATTTTGATCGGAAACAATAGCTTCATTAATAATATCCTCAATAGCACTATCCACTTCTGGATGAATAGCCATTTCACGATATCTTTTGATTAAATCGTATTCTGATTTATATACTCCCTCAATATCAACATATTGCCCATAAAATCCACTCGCAACATAAAAATCCGAAGAATCTTCTTGATTCTCCGGAACAGGAGAGACGATAGATTTTTTTGATCTATCGTCCTCCGAATCTTGGATTTTGAAACCAAATAATTTAGGCATTATTCAAATTTGAACTATATTTCTACTATTTATTATCCTACCTGCCCACCACCTTCGGCTTCTGTTGTTCCCAGTTGACTTTGAGCATTAGCATCAAGAGCATCCCACCACTGTACTTGGAGATCGACAGTAAATTCTTCAATAGTATCTGAAGAATCATATGAAAGATCAATAGCACTTACTGCAGTTGGGAAAATTCCATAAAACTTATATGCTTTCAAAACTGGTAATTGGTCACCAGAAGTAGTTAAAGTTGGATTCACAATATTTGAACCTGCTGACGCTACTGAAGATCTGCCAAATTGTTTTACAATTGCATTTCTTTGATATTGAGCAGGATTAATTAAACCAGAATTGTCATCATGCTTATTAATTGCATTCATCCACTTTTCAAAAGCCGTTCTAATTGTAAAATCTACATCATTGATTACAGTGATTGTCCAAACATCAAAAGTTCTATCGCCTGCAATTTTTAAATTTCTTCCTCTAAAAGGAACTTCAATAACACCTACGTTAGATGCAGGTAAATTTGCAGCCTTAATCATAAATCTTGTTAACTCAGCCACACCTCTTGAGGCGTCGTTAGTAGATCCAGTTGTACCAGCAGTAGCAAAAGGTGGAAAAGCAATCTCACATTCAAATAGATTAGGGCGAGCTCCACCGCCAATCATTCTGGCTTTAAAATCTTCTATCGTTCTAGAATTAAATGTTGGGGTGTTTGAAAATGCCATTTTGGGTTACCTCTTCGGAAAAATTATATTTTAAATAATTAAACAGTTCCAACAACTTCTTCAAAGCTAACTCCAGTTCTGTTAGCAACGAAGGTTAGACCAATGAAATTGATTGATCTTGCTGGTTTTACGAAAATATCAGCCCTAAATTGATTTGAATCAATAACATCTGGAGTATTATTAGATTCATCACAAACTACAAGGAAGTCAGTAATACCTCTTTTTGCTTTAACATCACGGAGGTATGGTTCAATGATATTCAAGAAATTGGTTCTTGTAATTACATCGTTGAACTCAAATAATTGAGCTCTGGCTGCAGTTTCAATAGTTTGTTCAATAGTTAGGAATAAACGACGAACATTAATTCTATCAAAAGCAGATGCTCTAGCTAGTCCTGTTTTATCTCCGAATAAAATAATTCCAGATCCTGGTGAGAAGATGACAGGATTAATTCTATTTGGATAAAGGATATCTCTTTGAGCTTGTGATGGATTATATGCAAGTTTAATCGCGTTATTAATTACTCCTCTTTGTGCTCCAGCAGGGGAGAACCAAGGATAATTATTAATAGATGTTCTTGCCATAATTCCAGCAATATCTCCATTTAAAGGAACATATCTAAATTCATTATTAAATCTATCGAACATATACTTATAACCTGAATCAAATACTGCATAAGAACTTGAAGTGATTGAATCAAAGAATGTAACGATATTTGATGTTTGAGTATCAGAATTGGTAACTCCAACTACCCCAGATCTATGTGGAGATATTGTTGCAACACAATCTTTTCTTGCCTCTGCTATGTCAATCAATCTGTTTGCTTTTGCTTGAGATTCATAAATTGTATCTCCACCACTTGCACCACAAATTAAGAAGTTTAGTGAAATCTCTGATGGATTTCTGAACACTTCGTATCCATTTAAAACATCTGAGAGAGAAATATCATATCCACCAGAAGCGGAAGAATAGTCATAACCAGATGCAAAATCAAATGATGTTGCTCCAACAACTCCGAAATTAATTGCACTAGCCTGTTGTCCCCAAGCTATTGAACCTCCACTAGTCTGTGTGTATCCAGAAGAAGTTGTAAATTTAGCACCCTGAATAGTTGGTTGTGTTCCAGCGTAAATATATCTTGAATTATTTGAAATATATGATTTATAGTAAATATTTTCTGATGGAGAAATTCTAGCATCGGAAGCCTTAGAAAGATTTGTATACTTTTCTAAAATGTTTCCTGCAACTCCACTTACAGAACCATCATCATCAACTACAACCACATGAATTTCATCATTAACTGAAGATCTTTCAGCAGCGTAAGAAGAAGTTCCTGGTTTAGGAGCAATACTTTCCCAATATACAATAGAATTGGATAATCCTAAAGTTTGTTGAGAATACCAATCGATGGAAGTGTTACTTGCAGAGGCTAACAATCCCTCACCTTTATCTAAAGTTCCGTCCCCTGCGCTTTTGGTGTAAGTGACAACAAAAGTTGTAGAAGCAAAAGAAACTGGAGCTGCAGAAGAAACGACGATATTTGTTGATCCTACTGAAACTACTCTTGTTTGGTATGCACTGTTTAATGTTTGAATTAAGTCTCCAACTGCAATACTGGCTAGACCTAAACCACCTGAAACTGCAATAATTGTTTGACCAACTCCAACTGTACCAGCATTAGGTATTCTAAACTTTTCTAATGAAGTTGCAGTACCAACATTGCTGAATACCTGATAATACGCACCTGATGGAGAGTCTCCGCCTGGAATTGTATTAATTGATAATCCGGCTTGACTTGGATCAACATTCGTAAAAGTACCTGTATTATTATCGTATCTACTTACGACTTTAACGTCAATGCTATTTACATTTACTTTGGTGACCAAACCCTTTACATATCCATCAAAGAAAGCTACAGTTCCATTTGAAGTAGCGTAGTTTGTACCAACACCTACAGTAAATGCATATCCAACTTGAATACCAAAAGTTCCAATTGCAACTCTATAGTCTGCAGCAGCATCTATAGTGCATACTTTTAAACCATTTCCCCAAGATCCTGGATCTCTAGCAGCAAAAATCCAATTGGAATCTGTTTGATGGTTATCGATAAAATCTTCTTGTGAAGTTATTTTTAGAGTAACGGGAGAAGATACTGGTGTGTGAGCATTAACAAGGTTAGTTGAGTCTAACCTAACAACTCTAAGAACACCACCGTAAGATAAGAAAGAAGAAGCGGTTAACCAAGATTCATATTGTCCATCGTTACCGGATGGTTTTCCGAATGTTTGTAATAAATCTTGTTCCGTTTCTACTAAAACTGGTGTGCCCACAGGGCCTTTTGCGAATGGAGCAGCAATAGCACCTACTTGATCATTTACTGCATCAATTCTTCCCAAAGTTAGATCAATTTCTCTAACTTTAACTCCAGGTGATACTAAGTTTAGCGACATGTCTCTTTTCCTCTGAAGAAGATTCAACTTGACTACAAATATTTATTATTTGCTAACTTTACATTGGGGAAACCGCCAATGAACACCTCACCAATCAGGATATTCCCATTTTTCTATTTTATTTTTTATTTTTCTACTAGATTTTATTCTTTGTATTGTGCAAATTTTACACTCATATGAATATGCTGAAGGTATGTCTCCCCTCCCTCTACGAGTTAAATAAAATCCATCTATAAGATCTTTAGTTTGACCGCATATTCTACATTTCCTTTCAGTTAAAAATAAATGTTCTAATTCAAATTGTTCTTCAAAATCCATTAGTTATAGTCCCACATGAATGATCGATCTCCATATTCATCAATATGCCAACGATCTCCATCTTCATCTACAAAACTTTCACCGCCACCTAAACCATCGGAAATAAATCCAAATGGAGCCATGTCTTGTTCAATTTGATTTTTTTGTTCTTCATATAATCTTTTACGAACATCATTGTCCGTCATTTCTTTGAAATATGGTTGTGCAATTAACCAAGCAAAAATAACAA